CTAGAAGACTGCGAGATAATTTATTAACTGCATCAGATTGGACACAAATCGCAGATAATGACCTGACAGACGAGAAAAAGGCAGAGTGGGCAGAACATAGAAGAGTTCTAAGGAAGGTGCCTATTGATAATGATGGTGCAACATTAATAGGCGAAATAGCATGGCCTACAGCACCATAGAAAAAAACATCTTGACATTCCACCCCTTTTTGAGTATAATTTCCCCATGGCTAAAGAGATAACAACCATTTCACCTGAAGGACTTGAAGTAGCAGCATCTTACTTAACGCTTGGTAATATTAAGGGCGTTTGTGAGCATTTGCAAGTCGCAGAAAAAACAGTAGTTGATATTTTAAATCGACGGGAAGTTAAGAAGTACATCGATACTGTGTACCTAGATACTGGGTACCGGAATAAAAATAACATTGCATCCTTACTGGATGAGATGATTCAATCAAAGCTGGAAGAGGCCCAAGAAAGTGGCGTATACTCTAGCAAGGACTTGGCAGACTTATTACAAATGGCACATAAGATGCGTATGGACGAGATTAAAGCACAAGCGGATCTTGAAAAGGCAGAGGGTTCCAATATCAAAAATCAAACAAATGTTCAGATTAATGAGGGAATTCCATTTGGTCAAGGTAATTACGGCAAGTTAATGGATAAACTACTAAATGGAGTCACAGTCGACGGATGACGTAAACTTAAAGACACGCTTCGCTTCACACGAAGCACAGTGCGAAGAGCGATGGAAGACCATCTTTTTAAGACTTGAAGTTATGGAACAAAAGATGGACAAGTTAACTAGCATGCTACTAACTGCAACAGGTACAGTAATCATATTTTTAGGAGGAATAATTTTAACACTACTTAATGGGTAGAGAGGGGGCTCCCTAGAGAACTAAAGTGATCGGAGAAGTGGCACTAGTACTGTCTGCTCTTAAGGCTCTTAACGATGGCATTGCTACAGTTAAGGAGTCTAAAGGCAATCTATCTTCTATTGTGGGTAAGTGGGCAGAAGCTGACGAAAAAGTAAGAGACGTAGAAGTAAAGAAGACGGGTAAGATGTCGTATAAAGAAGCACTTGATATGGAGAGTGCAAAGAGACAACTTGCTAACTTTGATCAGCAGTTGAAAGACATTTGTATGATGCAGGGTCAGTATGACTTGTATACGTCCATCAAGTCAAGAATGGAAGAGTCGCGACTGCAGCATGTGAAAGACGTTGCACGAATGAGAAAGAAGCGTAAAGAGATGAAAGAGTTAGTCAACTTTTTAGGCGTAATTGTTTTATCCGTAGTGTTCCTCTGGGTAGTAGCTTATGGAGTGTTCACAGTATGGACAAGAGTGTAGGGGGTAAATATGCTTTACGGAAAGAAGAAGAAGGGTAAGAAGAAGGCTCCCAAAGGCTACCATCGCATGGCGAACGGGAAGCTCATGAAAGGATCAAAGCATCCTAAGAAGAAAAAAGCGAAAAAGAAATGAGCGAGGCGCATCCCGCAGATACTAATGGCGACGGTAAAGTCTCAGAAACTGAAGAAGAGATGTTTCTGGAGTTTAAACGTAAGGAGCTAGAAGACGCAGATGCAATGCGAGACGCTCAAAGAAAGATGACTTGGTTTGCACTAGGTGGACTACTACTCTACCCCTTTGCAGTGGTATTAGCTTCACTAGCGGGGTTAGACGAAGCACAGAAAACGTTGGGGTCAATGGCACCTACATACTTTGTGGCAGTAGCCGGTATAGTAGCAGCCTTCTTTGGCAGTCAGGCATATTCATCAAATAAGAAGTAATAAATGGCAATAGAGATTAGCAGGAAAGATATAGTTGCAGAACGACTATTCGATTATCAATCTGAGACGAGGTTTCTCAAACTACCAGTATCTCCTTATTTGGAGATGCTCGGCATAGAGCCTCTTGATTCACAAAAGGCTATCATTAATGCGATCAACAATCCGAAATACCGTTTTGTATGTGCGGCGGTATCTCGGAGGCAGGGTAAAACCTACATCGCAAATATAATTGGACAACTTGTCTCTCTGGTTCCCAATTCAAACATACTGATAATGTCACCGAACTACGCCTTGTCTCAGATTTCTTTTGACCTGCAAAGAACTCTAATAAAGCATTTTGATTTAGAAGTTACGAAAGATAACGCAAAAGATAAAGTAATTGAAATATCTAATGGCTCGACAATTCGTATGGGTTCGGTCAACCAAGTTGATTCTTGTGTTGGCCGCTCTTACGACCTAATCATCTTTGATGAGGCGGCCCTAGCGGATGGAAAGGATGCATTTAACGTAGCCCTCCGTCCCACACTGGATAAACCAAATTCGAAAGCAATCTTTATATCAACACCTCGTGGAAAAAGCAACTGGTTCTCTGAATTCTTTTGGAGAGGCTTTTCTGAAGAGTTTCCTGAGTGGGCGTCTATTCGAGCTACTTATAGGGATAACCCTCGCATGTCTGAAAGCGATATTGCGGAAGCTAGAAAATCTATGTCCGAAGCAGAGTTTAAGCAAGAGTACGAAGCTGACTTCAATACCTACGAAGGTCAGATATGGACGTTCGACCACGAACAGTGCATTATAAATGGTAGTGAACTAGACACTAGTAGAATGGACGTCTTCGCGGGGTTGGACGTAGGTTTCAGAGACCCTACTGCATTTTGTGTAATTGCATACGACTGGGATAGCGAGAAGTACTACTTACTCGACGAGTACCTGGACGCAGAGCAGACGACAGAGAAACATGCGGAAGAGATACAGGCTATGATACATAAATACGACATCGATTACATTTACATTGACTCGGCCGCACAGCAGACTCGATTCGACTTCGCACAGAACTATGACATCTCTACTATCAACGCGAAGAAGTCCGTACTTGATGGTATCGCGTATGTTGCAGGAATAGTAGATAACGATACATTGTTTGTCGAACAAGGCTGTAAGAATACATTGTCTGCGTTAGACCAATACCAGTGGGATCCTAATCCTAACCTAGCAAGAGAGAAACCGAAACACAATTACGCATCGCACATGGCGGACGCGTTAAGATACGCACTCTACTCTTTTCAGACTTCATCAGTAAGTTTTTAGGATACCTACTCAAAAATAGTGTTTGACATAGTACCTCAAAGTAGATATAATTCTTCTAATCGAAAATAGAAATCCGAAAAACCCAGATGGCTAAACTAAAACGAGATGTAGTGAAATATATCCGAGATAAGGCTAAGAATAAATACGATAAGGGTTCGGCTTGTGAGATTTGTGATGCAACAGAGCAGCTCGATTTTCACCATTTCTACACCCTTGCACCTCTGGTGCATAAGTGGTTAAAAGATAATAACCTTAATCCAGAGTATATACTCGCGATTAGGGATGACTTTATAGAACAGTATAAAGCGGAACTGTACGATTACACTGCTACGTTGTGCCACAAGCACCACCTGCAGTTACACAAGGTATACGGAAGAGACCCCGGTTTAGGCACAGCAAAGAAACAAATGCGGTGGGTCGAGATTCAAAGAGAAAAGCATAATGGCATGGTATAACAATATTTTTGGCAAGGAAGTAGAGGAAAAGCTAAATCCTGCTCAGGAATACCTAGGTGTCTCTACAGAAAGTTCAAGAGAGCCTAACTTTAGTTATGAAAGGGCTTATGAAGACCTTGAAGTTGTTAACCGTGGCGTAAATATGATTGTCGATGATGTAGCTGAGATTCCTACTACTGTTTCTCGTGCTAATGCTTTTAGAGGCGTAGTTCCTGGAATTAAACGTTCCAAAGTAGAACTTCTCCTTAATAAGTCTCCAAACCCCTACCAAGATGTCAGTAGCTTTAAGCGTAATCTTATTACTGACTTTCTTATTGATGGCAACATCTTCATGTACTTTGATGGTGCACACTTGTACCATCTACCTGCCACGGACGTAAAAATCCATCCGAGTAAAGATACCTTTATAGAAAACTATACAATGCACGATATTACATTTAGTGCAAATGAGATTATTCATATTAAAGAGAACTCGTTTCATTCAATATATCGTGGAGTGCCTAGGCTTAAGCCCGCACTTCGTACTATGATACTTATGAAGTCGATGAGAGCCTTTCAGGATAACTTCTTTAAGAATGGAGCAGTGCCAGGGTTAGTACTAAAATCCCCCAATACATTATCCGAGAAGATCAAAGAACGAATGATGGCTTCTTGGCAAGCACGATACCGTCCAGATGCAGGAGGTCGAAGACCCCTCATCCTAGATGGTGGCATTGAAGTGGACTCGATATCCAATGTAAATTTTA